GGACTTTCCTGTTCTTTCTGCAATTTCATTGATCTTCAGTTTTTTATCAAAATACAGCTCCTTCGTTTCCTCTTTCCAGTCTTTCATTCCGTTTCCTTTCTGCTTTACCTTTTTGTCCTCATATTTTTGGACATGGAAAGGCTACTGCAATGTTGTCTGTTCCATCCCTTCACAATAGCGTTCAACCATTTTTAAATTCGTTTAATACGATTTTTTTACAAGTTGGTACTCAATTGTTCCACTTTGCATAAAAATTGAAATTTGAGCGTTTAAATGCGTCGCTACATATTTCCCATTTCTGCTTCCGTTTCCTCTGCAAGACTCATAAGTGTCTCTGCAACTTCCGGGTATTTTTCTCCAAGTTCCGAAAATACTTTTTCTTTCAGAAGATCCAAAGCAACATGTACAGCTCCACTTTCTTTTCTTGCTTCGAGTTTCAGCTTTTCATTGGAAACCTGTGCTCTCTGGAGACTTGCTATCGACTTTGCGATCTTCGCCCTCTCATCAGCTTCCATATCATCGTTTACCATGGCTTCCATGATCAGCTGTGATGCAAGGAGATTGTTCGCCTCATGGAGTTCCGTGGATGGTCTGTCCGCATTATCCTCTGCCAGAAGTTTTGCAAATTCCTTTGCCACACGGACAGATTCAAACCGTTTCAGAAATTTTCTCCCATATCTGCCAACAGAGGAAAGATGAACCTCTTCCCCCTGGTCTTTCAGATAATTGGATATCTCTTCATACGTCTCACCATTCAGCAGACGGTTTTCAACTTCGTGTTTTAAATCAGCCGGAAGATTATCAATCTTTCCATGGCTTCTGTTCTGATCATCCATGTCACACTCCTATTCCTGGAACATCGGAACCATTCCCATCCAGATAATCCATTCCTTCTGCTGTGATAAAATAAATGTCCCTGCAAATGCCAAGACGTTTATTCTCAACACGTTCTTTCCGGATCATTTTCTTTTCCTGCAGATAATACAGTTCCTTTTCCATCCGTGATGCATCAAGTCCAAGTTTTCCGACTGCAGCCACAAGCACCTGTGTACTGCATCCTGCCTCACCGGCTGTGCTGCACAGCTGCATGATCTCTTTTCTTAAAATTTCTTTTTCTACAAGTCCAACCAAATCACTCATCAATAATTACCCCCACATCCGTAATATCGCCCTCTGCCAGATTGACACCTGCCGGTGTCAGCCAGATCAGGGAATCCATCCAGTTTTCTTTGTCCACTTCCACATGAACATATTTTTTTCCTTCCCCACCAAGATAGAAAATACATTTTTTCAGATTTTCTTCCGGCAGGAGTCCTTTTGACCGCAGCGCATTCCTTAACGCTGCAATTCTTATGTCTACTCCATAAGTTCCATACAGCTTTTCAATAATGTCGCCCCGGAGTATTTTGGCTTCTGAAATCTCTAATGTGTTCATCAAGAACCTCCCATATGATCAATTTTGTGTTCCAGTACATCCATCTGGTCTTTTAACTGTGTGATATCCTGTTCATGTCTGGACTCCATTTTATTAAGTGATATCTCGATCTTCGACAATGACTGTGTTATCGCGTCCATGGAGTTGAGCATTCTATCCTGATTTGCCATCAGGATGCTCTCACGCTTTTCTGCTTCCTTACGGATAAGATTTTCACGTTTTTCTGATTCAGACCTTAAAATTTCTTCGCGCTTGGCATTTTCTGCCATCAGAGTATTCTCCCGCTCCTTTACTTCCCGGTTGCAGTCCTCAATTTTTTTCTGCGCATCTGAATATGCCTGTTTCACTCTGGCATCATCATCATTTGCCCTTCTGATAAAGAAAACAATGAATATCACAAGAAGTACCGGTGTGATACCGATATCAACAATATTCTTTAAAACCTCCGCGATTGTAAGTCCATCCATGTTGTAACCTCCATTACTGTACTTTGCCAGGCTGCTTCCGACTTCCGCTGCAACCAGGGTGATCGATATCATTTCAGCTTTGTGCCTCTTCTCCATTATCTGCCTCTCCCTCTGCTGTGATCACTTTTCCGGTATCCGGAGCTGTCAGCGTACCATACTCGGACTTGATCTTTGGAAGGACTTCTTCTATCTTGTTCCTGATCAGTGCCTCTGTATCATCAACACATGATTCCAGTGCCTCCATGACTACTGGTGACATCTGCTCCACGATATCCCTGTAGGCATCATCCGACAGCTTTGTCAGTTCTGTGAATTCTTTTTCACCATTCTTGACTGCTTTCCTGACTGCTGCTGCCTGTGTCGTCTCTATCCGGCTCACCGTGCTCTCCGTAATGCTGGTGAGAACAGTGATTGCCATTGCATAGGCGGTGGCAGCAGATTTATTCTGTGCCTCTTCCGCCTCGGCTTTCTTTTTCTCAAGAAATGTATTCAGGATCTCCGTAACTCTTCTTGCAATAATAAGTGCAACTGTTATCCCCACTGCTGTTAAAATGCTCATTAAAATTTCTTTCAACATAATTAACCCCCCCTGAAAATTGGTATAAAAAAATAGACACTGCAAATCCTCTTTGCAATGTCTATTCTAAGTGTTCTTATAATTTTTGTACTTTGCACGCTACAATTAATTTTACTATTCCCCGGACTGGAGCATATCTGCTATTGACATCTGTCCTGGTATCATCGGATGTTTATGTACACCGCTCTGTATCTGCTCCCTGACCACGTTGTACACTGTAGATTCGGAAACGTCATACTTGCTTGCAAGTTTTTTGATATTGGTTCCGTCAAACTCATCCCGGATCATCCGATAAACCCTCATCTTCGTGACTTCCCTCATCTGTGGGATATAAATGGCACTTCCACCAAATTCCCTGACAAGTTTTATAAAGCTTTCCATCCCAATGCTCTCTGCAATTGGTCTGTGCTGCTCCTGCAGATCCTCAATAGTAATCCCGGAGATAATATCTTTTTCTCTTGCCATTTTAATACGTCTCCTGAATTTCTACAAGCTTTTTTTTATTTTCCTTCCCTGAGCAGTTTTTTGGTTGCCGGTCCCACACGCTTATCCGGCTTTTTGGTGGAATAACTGCCCGGATGTTTCAGCTGGAACATTTCCACTGCTTTTTCGGTTCTCTCACCAAACTTACCATCGATACTGTTCTTATTCTTGGAACCTGATCTATAAGTTGTAGCAAGGTATCCGCCCTCTACCAGATAATACTGGAGCCATTTCACATGCTCCTGCTGCATTGCCATTCTTCCGCGGTACAGGGTGTAAGCAGGTTCCCTGTATGGATTTGCTTTTACCAAAGCCCCATTCCCCGCTGTGCTGCTACTGCTCTCCTGATAAATGACATCCATATCCACTTCTTTATTAATACCATCTACGATTCCCTTGGAACTGTACTGCCATCCGAACAGCTCCTGTGTCACCTGCGGTTTATTGTCATCCCCCGGAAGCTGGCTCAATGTCATCTTCTTTTTGGAAGGATAACGCGCGATCCAGAAAGCATTATCAAATGCCTTTGTGTCGATCACATTGTCGTACCAGTCTTTATTACAGTAGATACCAAATGGATATCCATACTGGTCAGCCACCGTCTCAGCTGCTTTTACAATCTTTGTGATGGCATCTTTTCCAAGTGCGCGGAGTTTCTTCTCCTCAATATCAAACCAAACTGTACAGCAGATATTGTTTGCTTTCAAAAGCTCACACACAAGCTTCATTTCTTCCTTCGCCGCATTTTCATCCAATGCGTATGTATATTTATATACATCAAATGGGATTCCATTATCACGGCATCCTTTCACATTGTTCACAAACTGATAGTCTGTCTTTCCTGATCCCCTTGTGGATCTTAATACTGCAAATTCAACGCCTGCTGCCTTTACCCGGCTCCAATTGATAACACCCTGGTTATCCGAAACATCAATACCACGTTTCACGATTCTTCCTCCTGGTTCTTTAACATGTTCTTCAATCCCTCTATGACCTTGGAAGCCATTGACGAAGTGAGCCAGCGGTAATGGTCAATACCATATCTTTTACTGCAGAACCCATTGAGACGTTTATAATCTCTTTTTCCGTTTTCATCCATCCAACCAAGGTCTTTCATAAGCATGTTGATATATCTAAACTGCTTTTCCGTCATCTGCATACTTCCGGTTCTGCCTTTTTTACCTTCCAGACTGTCTATGAGTTTTATCGCTTCACTCATTGTCAGCTCCTTTAAGCTCTCTTTTCCGGTAACTGTCTGCAGATGGATATGGAGCAGGTCATTATCAAGACCATGCTCTCTTGCAGCAGCATATATTTTTCTCATCTGTGATGTAGTGATTGGCTGCATATCATGCCTCCTATTCATCCTGCACGGTATGTCTGTCTGTTTCATACCAGAAAGTGTCTTCTCTCTTCAAACTTGCCCCGACATTAAGGATTTCAGCCTCATCATAAGTCTTAAGGACTTCTTTATTGACTGTTACCTTGGTAGTGAGGCAGTCCATCATTCCATTGCGCTGAAGGCTCTCAATGACTGTCTTTATCGCTTTCGGAAGGATAAGTTTTGTAGAAAGTCTGAATCCGAGTGTACCAAAAGCAAGTTTCTTGCTCTTTCCTTTCAGTTCGTCCTTATGCTCTGTCGTGTACTGCTGGATGAGCGCTTCATTGATCTTGATAACATCCTCATGTTTCTTGACTTTTTCTTTTGCAGCAGTCTTCAGATCTGTAATCTGGTCATTCAGTTCTGCCTCGATCGTATCAATGGCATTCTGCGCCTCACCAATCAGTTTCAGGGAATCATTAACTTCATCCCAGCTTTTTAATACCTGTTCTGTAACTTTCTTTCTAGCCATGAACTTTGCTCTCCTTTCTTTCGTTTTGCCCACTCTGCATTTTCACTGGCTTGTGACAGTCCTTCGGCTGCATTAGGCACCGCCTCACGGCGGTGATGTTCACTGGTCTTTTAAATTATTCTCAATCTCCTGAACGATATTGCTTTCCCCATAGCCTTTTAACATTCCGGCTGCTTTTTGCAGCAGTCCTGTAAGCTTCATAATATATTTTTCCTGCCCATATTCTCTCACTGATTTTTTATCAATAACCTCATCCACTTTCGTATCCTCCGGAATAAGGAGCTCATAATTTTTCCTCACAAGTGCCACCTGCTCAGATGGAAGTCCGACAGTTTTCATGATATCTGTCACTACATCAGTTGTAAGTGTCTTCCGTTCTTTATCATCCGGCTCTGATTCCGCATCCTTTTCCGGAACATGCTCACATAACATGTCCTGAATCTCGTTATATATAATTTTTTCTTTATCACCCTCACCAACAATATCCCGGATAATCTGTGAAAAAGTTTCCTGCTTCTGTAATGAGGTCATCCGCCAGCTGCAGCCTAAGACATTCTCTTCAACCTCTCTATGTGGACACCTCGCATTTCTTGTATAAAACATGGCTGAATGTATATCTGTGCTTCTGTCTGTAAACGCCGGAAAAATAAATCCTGTATCCGGCACTTTTACAACCCAGTCTCTGATCCGAGGTGCGATCCTGTTCTCAGTCTCCTCATAGCTCAATGCTGCTTTTGAGAGTTCCACCGGACAAATGGCACATAAAAGATACTCATAAACCTCTTCCGATTCATCAAGACTGTTGTTGTCTGATGATTTTTTTATAACATCATACGCATCATGAAAAATAAGGATAAGATACTTCCCTACATAATCGTACTCATATATAATCTGGTCATAGAAATTATCCAGCAGCTTCTCATTTTTTAGTTTGCTTTCGCGCAGTCCCATTAAAATCTGTTGTCTGCCGCCTGCTGCTTCCTCTTCAGCCGGAAATTTCAGTTCTAAAAGATTGTTTCCAATGCTGCCAGACAGCACTTTTTTCGCAATGTCAAGATACTTGTAGAATTCCTCATCTTCCAGATTCAGGAATGTTTCCTCAATTTTTGTGATCTTAGTGCCATCAATGTCCACATAGCAGCCACACATTCTGGTAAATGTGCAGTATTCTTTTTTCAGTCTGCGTTTTA